TCCTGACCGTTGCAACCGGGGCCGGTGTTGCCAAACTGCTTCGTGACTACAACACCGAGCTTGGAAAGAAGTTCGGCAAAGACCACTATGATCAGATTCGTGACCGTGTGGACGCTTGCCAAAGTTCTGACCTTCAGGCCGCTTGGGATAAGTACGAAACCCAAATCAAAGTTGCAAAGGCGAACCATCAAGGCGGCGCATACTGTCAGGGGAACAGCATTTATGTGAATATTGACGCTGACGGGAAGGGCCGTTCTTGGAGCGCCCCTTATGCAACCACCTTCCATGAAAGCGGTCACGCCATTGATGGCCTTGCGGCCCAGCTTGGAAGCCCAAATGGGCAATGGCATTTTTCTTCTACCTATAAGGGCGGGGCTTTCCCCCAAACCATCAAGGATGAAGTGAATGATTGGGTGGATCGGGTTCTTGCTGACATGAAGGCCCATAAAGATGATTTCCCGTATTGGGTACAAAAAGGCTGGATGTCGCAAAACACCGCTGATTTCTACATCAAGTATGGTGGCTTCAAGGTCAAGAAATCCTATGCTTATGCCGCTGTTCAAGCGGAAGTAAAGGCATTGACCCCGTTGCAGTACGGTGATCTTTCTGATATATTGGAAGGTGCTACCCGTGGTAAAATCCGCTGTGGCATTGGTCATGGCGGTGGTTCCTACTGGACAAGCCGAACTTATAACGGGATTGATTGGGGCCTTGGAACTGAAGCCTTTGCAGAAATGACTTCCGCAACCATGACTTCCCCGGAAAGTTTGGCAACCATCAAGAAATATCTTCCCAAGTCCTATGCCATGTATGAAGATATGTTGAAGGTGATTGCAAATCAGCCGTGAAAGGGGTGTTGAAAATGGCTGAACTGATTGAACAGTATCTTGAACGATTTCATGAGAACTTCCCCCTGTTCGCCCTGATGGGTGTTGAGGAAGCGGAAGTGGAAGCCATTATTCAGGATTGTTTGGATAAGGGAACCCCTTACCGGCCACCTGAATTGGATGAAAAATCCCTATATTGATGATCTGACCACCCCGGCCTTCTGGCCGGTGGTGGTTTTTTCATGCCATTTTCGCCGTTTCCCGGTGGTGGGCGGTAAACAGAACCGGGAAAAATCGTGGTTCCTAACCCACGGTAAAAAAGGATTTGGAGGTAACAACAATGACTAAGGAAAAGCTGTTGGAATGGGGCCTGACTGAAGAACAGGCCACAAAGGTTATGGAGGGCCTGAACGGTTCCTTCGTCACCAAGGCCCGGTTCAATGAGGTCAACACTGAACTGACCGCCGCCAAGAACACCATCAAAGAGCGTGACACCCAGCTTGAAACGCTGAAGAAGGTTTCTGGTGACACCAAGGCCCTTCAGGATCAGATCACCCAGCTTCAGGCCGATAACAAGAAGAAGGACGATGATCACGCCGCAGAACTGAAGAATCTGAAAATCAGCAATGCGGTTGAACTGGCCCTGACTGGCGCAAAGGCCAAGAACAACACCGCTGTTAAGGCGCTGTTGGCTGATTTCATCGGTAAGGCTGAATTGGCGGAGGATGGAACCGTCAAGGGCCTTGATGATGAAGTCAAGAAGCTGGTGGAAGGCAAGGACACGGCTTTTCTTTTTGAGAAGTCCACCGGCACCAAGTTCAAGGGAGCCAAATCTGCTGAAAAGGGTGATGGTGCCGGTTCTGAAGGTGGCATGACCCTTGAAAAGCTGAAGGCCATGAACCCCTTGGATCGCTACAACTATTCCGTCAACCATCCTGACGAATACAAAGAACTTTATGGAGGTAATGAGTAATGGCAAATACCGTTTATAACAATTTCTATCTGTCCAACGAAATTGAAGATCAGTACCAGAGCCACCTTGATCTTCAGCAGTTTTGCACCGTGGACAACAATCTGACCGGCGTTGCTGGTATGATTCGCAAGATTCACAAGTACAAGGCCACTGATGGCACCGAAAAGCTGGTTATGGGTGCTGGCAACACCAAGACCATTGAAGCTGGTTACACCGAAAAGGAATACCGGATTCAGATGGCACAGAATCGTTTCCAGTATTATGACGAGGAAGCCATGACTGATCCGATGGTCATTACCACCGGCACCCAGCACGCCGGTACGGATATGTTCAATACCGTGAACGCCGACATTTACGCCGCCTTCAACGAGGCTACCATGACCATCGTGACCACCGCCCTTGGCTTTGATGCCTTTGTGGATGGTGCGGCCATGCTGAATCTGGAAAACCTTGAAGGTGTGACCATTTTCGGCTTCGTCAACCCCGCTGATATGGCAAAACTCCGCAAGGCCCTGAAGGACGATCTGAAGTATGTGGAAGCATACGCCAAGCAGGGCTATGTTGGCACCGTGGGCGGTATCAACATTTACACCAAGAAGAACGCCGAAACCGGCAAAGTGGTGATCGCCACCAAGGAAGCCGTTACCCTGTTCAATAAGAAGGGTACGGAAGTGGAGCAGGAGCGTGAAGGCAACATCCGCCGCAACACGGTTTATTCCCGTAAGTATTACCTTGCGGCCATGACCAATGAAGCTAAGGCGGTTATGATCATCACCGGTTCTGCCGCTGTCACCGCTGACACCACGGTTTCCAGCGATAAGACCTATTACGCCAAGAGCGGCATTGGCTATGTGAAGGTCACGCCCGCTTCTGGTGACAACCCCAAGACCAAGGGTTGGTACGAAATCACGGCGGCGTAAGGAAGGCGGTGAACCCCGTTGCGTGATAAAGCGGTTGCAATGCTAACGGCCCTTGGCGTGGCGGGGGCCGCTGATGATCCGCTGTTGGATATTGTCTTGAACAATGTTCAATGGCGGATCAAAAACCTTTCCAACCTTTCCGAAATCCCGGATGGGTTGGAAAGTCTGGCCGTTTCTATGGCCGTGGGCGAATACCTGAACATGAAGAAGTGTTCTGGACAGCTTGAAGGGTTTGATTTGGATGCGGCGGCGGTGAAATCCATTCAGGAAGGTGACACCAACATTACCTTTGCCCTTGGTGAAGGTAGTTCAACCCCTGAACAGAGGTTGAACAGCCTGATTGATTATCTGATCAACGGGCGCATTGGTGAAATCTACCGTTATAGGCGGTTGGTATGGTAAATAAGGCCGTGCGAACCGCTTTGGAACGGTTGTGGCAGGATCGGTGTTCTATCTTCATCCGTGAGGAAGTCACCGATCCCACCACCCACCTGACGGATTTTGAAGAAAAGCCGCTTCTTCAGGATCAGCCGTGCAAGCTGTCTTTTGAAACATTAACTTCAACCAATGGGGATGAAGTGGCAACCGCCCAACAGGTGGTGAAGCTGTTCCTTTCCCCGGATGTGAAGGTTCCCGCAGGATGCAAGATCATTGTCACCCGGCCAAACGATGTGGAACGAACCTTCACCTATTCCCGTTCCGGTGAACCGGGTGTTTTTTCCAATCATCAAGAAATCATGCTTGAACCCTTCAGGGGGTGGGCCTGATGGCAAGATGGGGCCGGTGTGATTACCGGGAATTGAAGAAGCTGGACGAACGCCTTCAACAGCTTTCGGAAGTTGACATGGATCGGCTTTGTCGGGATGCCGCCAAGAAGGTTGCCCAAATCCTTCTGAACAAGGTGAAGAAAAGAACCCCGGTTGGTGTGGTTCCGTCCTATGCTACGGATGAAGCCAAGCAAGAGCATTGGGCCGGTTACAGCGGTGGTTCCTTGCGTGATGCTTGGACGATCCTTCCCATTGAAAAACATGGGGATCAGTACACCGTGACCATCATCAACAACTTGGAATATGCGTCCTATGTGGAATACGGCCACCAGCAAACACCGGGGCGCTATGTTCCCGCCTTGGGGAAAACCCTGAAGGCAAGTTGGGTGAAGGGGCGGTTCATGCTGACGATTTCCGAACAGGAAGTGAAAACCTTGGCCCCATCCATTCTGAATGATATGTTGTATGAAGCCTTGAAGGGGGTGTTCAGTTGATCAATGAAATCATCAAAGGTGTTTCCATGAAGCTGAACGCCACCTTTGGGGCCGGGTACAAAATCTATCAGAATGATGTGGAACAGGGTTTCAAAGAACCCTGTTTTTTCATTGCCGTTCTGAAGCCTGACATTGCCCCGTTGCAGAAGAACCGGTTCATGAACCGAAACCCGTTGGATGTTCACTATTTCCCCACCAGCGGAAGGAACAACAGCGAAATGTTCAAGATGGCCGGGGATTTGATGGAATGTTTGGAGTTCATCACCCTTCCCAATGGGGATGTGCTTCACGGAACTTCCATGAGTTATGAAGTTGAAGATGGGGTTCTTCACTTCTTCGTGAACTATAACCTAACGCTTCGCCGCCCGTCCGGGGAAACCCCGATGGAAACCTTGGATGTGGATGTGGAGCCAAAGAAAGGGTGATTGAATGGCTACCAGAAAGAAAGCCACCACCGCACAGGAACCGCCCATCACGGCCCCGGTGGTATTCCCCAAAGAACGGGTGCTGACCTTCAAGAGATACGCCAACCGGCGTGATCTTCTGTCTATCCTTTTGGAAGATGGGAAGGAATACACCCATGATCAGATTGATGGGCTAATCAAGGATTTTTATGAAAGGTAAGGTGAACTAATATGGCCCTTGGCGGCGGCACCTTCTTGGTGCAGAACAAGGTTCTGCCCGGTGCATATATCAACTTCATTTCTGTGGCGCAGGCAAGCGCCACCCTTTCTGACCGTGGCATTGTCACCATCCCCCTTGCCATGAATTGGGGGCCTGAAGGCAAGATTTTCACGGTGGAACAGGCTGACTTTATCAAAAACAGTCAGAAGATTTTCGGCTATGCGTACACGGCGGATGAACTGAAGCCCATGCGTGAAATCTTCCTTCACGCCAAGACCGTTCATTTCTTCCGTCTTGGTTCCAGCGGCGTGAAAGCGTCCAACACCTACGCAACGGCCAAATACCCCGGCACCCGTGGCAATGATCTTCGGGTTGTGATCACGGCCAATGAGAACAGCACCGAACAGAAGCCCCTGTTCGATGTGGAAACCTTCTTGGGAACCGTTCAGGTTGATCTTCAGGAAGGCGTGGCCGCTATCACCGATCTGAAGGCCAATGACTATCTGGATTGGAAGTCCAGCGGAACCCTTTCCCTGACCGCTTCCTTGCCCCTGACGAGTGGCACCAATGGCACCGTGGCCGATTCCGACTATCAGACCTATCTTGATCAGGCGGAAGCGTACACCTTCAATGCTATGGGTTGCACCGAGGGCAAGGCCACCATCACCGCCCTGTTTGCGGCTTTCGCAAAGCGTATGCGTGATGATGTGGGCAAGAAGTTTCAGGTGGTTCTTTTCCGCAAGCTGGCCGATTATGAAGGCGTTGTGAGCGTCAAAAACGGCCTGACTTCCGACAAGACTTCCACCGCCCTGATCCCTTGGGTTACGGGTGTGATTGGCGGCACGGCGGTCAATAAGAGCGCCACCAACATGACCTATGATGGTGAATACGATGTGGACACCGATTTCACGCAGACCCAGCTTGAAAACGGGATCAAGGAAGGTTCCTTCATGTTCCATCGTGTGGATGAAGCGGTGTGTGTCCTGACCGACATTAACAGCTTCATTTCCATCACGGATGAAAAGTCCAGCGACTTTTCCAGCAACCAGACGATCCGAGTTTTGGATCAGATCGCCAATGATATTGCCGTTCTGTTCGGCAAGAAGTATCTTGGCAAGGTTCCCAATGATGCCGCTGGCCGGATTTCCCTTTGGAACGATATTGTGAAGCACCACACGGAACTTCAGGATATTCGGGCCATTGAGAACTTCAGCGGCGAAAATGTGACGGTTGAAAAGGGCGATACCAAGAAATCCGTGGTGGTTACTGATTATGTGACCCCCGTGAACGCTATGGAACAGCTTTATATGACCGTCTATGTTCAGTAAGGAGGTAAACCATCATGGCAGATAGAACCATCATGAACGCCAAGGATGCTGTTTCCGCTTCCTTGGCTGAATGTTTCGTGACCATCGGGGATAACCGTTATAATTTCATGCAGGCTATCAATCTTGAAGCCAACTTTGAAAAGAACAAAACGGAAGTTCCCATCTTGGGCAAGACCGGCAAGGGCAATAAGGCCACCGGTTGGAAGGGTACGGGTTCCGCAACCTTCCACTATAACACTTCCATCTTCCGTGAGCTGATGAAGCGTTATAAGGACACCGGCGAGGATGTCTATTTTGACATTCAGGTAACGAATGAAGATCCCACTTCTTCTGTGGGCCGTCAGACTGTGATCCTGAAGGATTGCAACATGGATGGCGGCTTGCTTGCCAAGTTTGACGCTGATGCGGAATACTTGGATGAAGATATGGACTTCACCTTTGAAGATTTCGAGATGCCCGAAACCTTCAGCCTTTTGGCCGGTATGCAGTAAGCAGAGCGCCCCGGCCTTACTTCGGTAGGGGCCGGGGCCTTTTTTCGTATCAAAAATATAGGAGGAAAAAATCATGAGCCTGTCCGCTTTTTTGGCTGAAAATGCCGTTCCCGTTGAGAACATCAAGTTTGTTGCTTCTAAACGCTTTTTGGGTGAGGATGGCAACCCCATTCCTTGGGAGATCAAGACCATCACCGGCACCGAGGATGAAGCCCTTCGGAAATCCTGTGCCAAGCGTGTTCCGGTTCCCGGCAAGAAGAACCAGTATCAGAAGGAAACCGACTATGATCTTTACCTTGGCAAGCTGGCCGTGGCCTGTACCGTGTTCCCCAATCTGAATGATAAGGAACTTCAGGACAGCTACAAGGTTATGGGCGCTGATGCCCTTCTGAAAACCATGCTGACCCCCGGCGAATATGCCGAATACCTGACCAAGATTCAGGAAGTGTGTGGTTTTGATACCACCATGCAGGATGAGGTTGATGAAGCAAAAAACTGATCTGTGAAGGTGATGGTGAAGCGAACATTGCTTACTATTGCCTTCACGAACTTCATTTGACACCTTCCGCCTTCTATGCTTTGCCCCGGCGTGAACGGGCCTTCATCATTGCGGCCATTGATGTTCGGGTGGAAGCCGAAAAGAAGAAGCAGAAGGAAATTGAACGCAAACAGCGCCGGGGCCGACACCATTAAGGCCCCGGCTATTCTCCAAGAGAGGTGGTGATCCCTGTGGGAACTATCCGAACCGCTATTGCCCTTTATGATGGTGTTACCAGCCCCCTTCAGAGTATGCACAAGGCTATGGGTGTTGTGCTGAACACCTTTGAATCCATGCAACAGGCTTCCGGTAGAGCCGTTGACACGGCGGCAATCCGGGAAGCCCGTGAAGAATGGGCGAAAGCGGGAACCGCCTTTGATGCCATTGAAGAAAATATCAGGAACGCCAACAACGAACAGCAAAAGTTCAACAATTCCATCCGTGGGGGTAACACTTCCGCCAATGGGCTTCTGTCCACCATCAAGAAGATTGCCGTTGCCGCTGGTGGTATCGCCGGGATCAATAAGGTGCTGAACATTTCGGATGAATTGGCAAGCACCAAGGCCCGGTTGAATCTGCTGGTGGATGATGGCGGTTCCGTTGAAGCCTTGGAACAGAAGATCATGGCTTCCGCCCAGCGTTCCCGATCTGCTTACTTTGACACCGCTTCCGCCGTTGCGAAACTTGGCTTGAACGCCGGTAACGCCTTCAACGGTGACATGGATCAGGTCATTGCTTTTATGGAGCAGGTGAATAAGCAATTTGTTATTGGCGGCGCTACGGCCCAAGAGCAGAGCAACGCCATGATCCAGCTTACACAGGCAATGGCGGCGGGTGCGCTTCGTGGTGAAGAACTGAACTCCATTCTGGACGGTGCGCCGGGTATCGCAAGAGCCATTGAACAATATATGGGGATTGCGGAAGGTTCCATTAAATCCGTGGCACAGGAAGGCAAGGTAACGGCTGAAGTGGTGAAGAACGCCATGTTTGCTATGGCGGACGAAACCAACGCAAAGTTTGATTCCATGCCTAAGACTTGGGCGCAGATTTGGGCCGGGATGAAGAATCAGGCCCTTTCCATGTTTGCCCCGATCCTGACCAAGATCAATCAGATTGCAAACAGCACCAAGTTCCAGCAAGTCACCACGGCCCTGATCAATGGGCTTGCGGGGGTTGCAAATGTGGCTTCTTCGCTGTTGGATATTCTGATCTCTGTTGCTTCGGTGATCGTTGATAATTGGAGTTGGATTCAGCCTATCATCATGGGCATTGTGGCCGCTATGCTAATTTATAACGGCGTGGCGCTGGTGACAAACGCTATTATGGGTATTCAGGCAACGGCCAAGGCCGTTCATGCGGCGGCAACCGCTATGGAAGCGGGAGCCACTTTCACCGCTACGGTGGCCCAACAGGGCCTAAATGCGGCGCTTCTGGCTTGCCCCCTTACATGGATTATCCTTCTGATTGTCGCTGTAATTGCGGCAATCTATGCGGCGTGTGCGGCAGTTGCCAAGTTCACCGGGATTGCAAATAGCGGCTTCGGTGTAATTTGCGGGGGAATCATGGTTGTGATTTCCTTCTTCAAAAACCTTGGCTTGTCCGTGGCAAATATCGCCTTGGGTATCTGGAACGCTTTGGGGGCTTGTGCTTCCAATATCGGAACAGCCTTCCACAATGTTATTTCCAATGTTCAGGGGTGGTTTTACAACCTTCTTTCTACGGCCCTTACTGTTGTGGCGGGTATCTGTGAAGCCCTGAACAAATTGCCCTTCGTTGAGTTCGACTATTCCGGGATCACCAGCAAAGCAAGCGAATATGCGGCCAAGTCCGCTGAAGCCTATGGAAATGTTGAGGAATATAAAAGCGTTGCCGATGCCTTCAATGAAGGAATGTCTACCTTTGACACCTTCCAAGATGGTTGGGCCGCTGATGCCTTTGCTTCCGGTGCCGCTTGGGGTGATGGCGTGGCCGATAAGGTTTCCGGTATGTTTGATTTTTCCGCCTTGGATTCTATGGGGGCTGATTCTTTGGATGCCTTCAACCTTGGCAATGATCTTGATAGCATTTACGGGAACACCGGCGATATTGCAAACAACACAGCGGCCACCGCTGATGCCTTGGATATTGCTGAAGAAGATTTGGCCTATCTTCGTGACATTGCAGAGCGTGAAGCAATCAACCGGTTCACTACCGCTGAAATCAAGGTTGAACAGCACAATGAAAACCACATTTCCAAGGATGCTGATTTGGATGGTATCATGGATGCTTGGGCCAATGACTTTGCTGAAAAGCTGGAAGTTTCTGAAGAAGGGGTGCATGAGTAATGGCGTATAAACTGTATATGGCGGGAACGCTTATGCCCATCACCCCTTCCAAGGTGACGGTGAAGGTCAACAACCAGAACAAGACCATGACCCTGATCAACGGGGAAGAAATCAACATTCTGAAGGCCGCTGGCCTTTCGGATGTGTCCTTTGAATTGGTTCTTCCTCAAGTGTCCTATCCCTTCAGCAACGGCGGAGCGCAAAGCGCCGCCTATTATCTGTCCTTGTTTGAACGGCTGAAGGTGAGCAAGACCCCGTTCCAATTCATTCTGAACCGGCAGAAGCCCGGTGGTGGGATGTTCCATTACACCAATTTGACCGTTGGCCTTGAAACCTATGAAATCACCGATGATGCCGGTGAAGGCTTTGATGTGAAGGTGAAGATCAACCTGAAACAATACAGAGCCTATGGCACCAAGACCGTGACCGTGCAACCGGCCAAGACTTCCGGGGGAACCGCCACCGCTACGGTTCAGGCGGCACCCCGGCCCACTACAACGGCCCCGAAAGCCGCCACCTATACGGTGAAGGCCGGGGATTGTCTTTGGAACATTGCCAAGAAGCAGTTGGGCAACGGGGCCGATTACACGAAAATCTATAATCTGAACAAGGACAAAATCAAGAACCCGAACCTGATCTATCCCGGTCAGGTTCTTACTTTGCCTTCCTGAAAGGGGTGATTCCGTTTGGCAGTTGAATTGTTCATTCAGCATAACAGCACCATTCAATTCCCCGTTGTCGAGGAAGGCGCAAAGTTGACCTTGGAGCGCAAGGGAACCCCCGGCAAGTTGGAGTTTACCGTTGTCAAGGGGCCGGGGCTGAACTTTGCTGAAGGTGATCCGGTGAAGCTGACCGTGAACGGAACCGCCATGTTCTATGGCTTTGTGTTCAAGAAGAAGCGTGACAAGGGCGGCACCATTGATGTTGTGGCCTATGATCAGTTGCGCTATCTGAAGAATAAGGACACCATCACAGAAGAAGGTTTGAAGGCTTCTGACCTTCTGAAGCGCATTGCAACAGATTTTCGGTTGAACCTTGGCACGGTGGAAGATACCGGTTATACCCTTGAAACCATCGTGGAAGAAAACCAAACGCTGTTTGACATGATCCAGAACGCCCTTGATGAAACCCTGATGAACACCAAACAGCTTTATGTTCTGTATGACGATGCCGGGAAGCTGACCCTGAAGAACATCAATACCATGAAGCTGAATCTTCTGATTGATGAAGAAACCGGGGAAAACTTCAGCTATGAATCCAGTATTGATGAACAGACCTATAACAAGATCAAGCTGGCCTATAACAATGAAAAAACCGGTAAGCGGGAATTGTTCATTGCACAGGACGGGGAGAAAATGAACCAATGGGGTGTTCTTCAGTATTTTGAAGAAGTTCAGACCCAAACGGGCGCTTCTGCCAAGGCGGATGCCCTGTTGAAGCTGTACGATCAGAAAACCCGCAAGCTGACCATTCAGACCGCTTTCGGTGATGTGCGGGTTCGTGCTGGAACCGCCGTGGTGGTGGCCCTGAACCTTGGCGATATTGTCACCAACAATTACATGGTGGTGAACAAAGTCACCCACACCTTCAGGGGTGATGAACACATGATGGAACTTGACCTGATCGGGGGTGAATTTATTGCCTAATCCTGTTGAAGTGGTGAAACGGGCGGCGGTGGAAGCTGTGGAAGCCGGGAAGCCGGTGAACATCCTGTTTGGAACTGTCCTTTCCGCTTCGCCTTTGAAAATTCAGGTGGATCAAAAATCCATCTACACTTCCAAAATGCTGATCCTGACCCGGAATGTGACTGATTTTGAAGTTGATATGACGGTAAACCACACCACCGAGGACAAGGGCGGCGGTTCTGGTGCGGCGGCTTATGAAGCCCACAAACACGCCTATGTTGGCAAGAAAACCTTCAAGGTTCACAACGCTTTGAAGGCTGGTGAAAAGGTGCTTCTGATCCGGGTTCAGCAAGGAAAGAAATTCGTGGTCATTGACCGAGTAAAGGGGGCTTGATGATGATTCCGCAAGTGCAGGATGATATTAAACAGGATTTCACCATTGAAACCCTTCCAAGCCGTACCTTCAGGATGAACCACGACAACCTGACCATCATCGGCACCATTGATGAAATCCAAGCTGTGGAACAAGCGGTTTTCCTGATCCTGAACACAGAACGCTATGAATGGTTGATCCATTCTTGGGATTATGGGGTTGAACTTCATAATCTGATTGGGAAAGATGTGGAATATTGTATTCCTGAAATTGAACGCCGGGTTCGTGAAGCCTTGCTTCAGGATGATAGAATCACGGCGGTTCAGAACTTTGAATTTACGGTGAACAAAAAGAAAGTGCTGACTACCTTCACGGTGGTCAGCATTTTTGGTGAAATCAATGCAGAATTGGGGGTTGAAATCTGATGTATGAAGCACAGACCTATGAAGCGATCCTTTCCCGGATGCTTCAGAAGGCGCTTTCTATCAATAGCAATTTGGACACCCGTGAAGGTTCGTTGGTTTGGTGCGGTGATGCCCCCGCCGCCGTGGAATTGCAGAACCTTTATATTGCCCTTGATACGGTGCTGAATGAAACCTTTGCGGACACCGCAAGCCGCCCCTATCTCATTTTGAGGGCGGCAGAAAGGGGCCTGACCCCGCAACCGGCAAGCCCCGCCGTGTTGCAGTTGAGCATTACGCCAACTACCTTGCACCTTCCCATGAACACCCGCTTTTCCATCGGGGAACTGAACTATTATGTTTCGGCTGACCGTGGAAGCGGCAACTATGAAATCACCTGTGAAACCACTGGTGAAGCCGGAAACGATTATACCGGAACGGTGATTCCCATTGAGTATGTGGACGGGCTTGAAACCTGTACCATTTCCGCTGTGGTGATCCCCGGCGAGGATGAAGAAGATACCGAGGTTTTCAGACAGCGTTACATGGACAGCCTGAACGCCCAAGCCTTCGGCGGCAACCGTGCGGATTATCTGGAAAAGGTGAACGCCATTCCCGGCGTGGGCGGTGTGAAGGTTTATCGGGTATGGAACAGCGATTTGAACCCGGCCAAGCTGATTCCGCCCACAGGCACTGATACTTGGATCAGCGGCCTTTCCGGTGTGTCCGAGGAAATCAAGGCGTGGTTGGATGCCGTGTATGCGGCGGGAGCCAATAGCAAGCTGACCGTGGGCGGAACTGTGAAGCTGGTGATCATCAACAGTTCCTTCAAGAAGCCTTCGGAAACCCTTGTGGATCAGGTGCAGACCGCAGTTGATCCCCTTCAAAACACCGGTGAAGGCGTGGGCATTGCCCCCATCGGCCATGTGGTGAGGGTGGAAGGCGTGGGTGAAGATACCATCAACCTTTCCTTCGATCTGTACTATCAGCGGGAATGGAGTTGGGATGATGTTTCCGCCTATGTCACGGAAGCGATTAACGCTTACTTCTTGGAACTGGCCCAAAGTTGGGCGGATCAGGATGAAGCCCTTGTGGTTCGTATCAGTCAGGTGGAAAGCCGCCTGTTGGGGATCACCGGTATTCTGGATATTGCCAACACCAAGATCAACGGTGAAGCGGCGAACTGTACCCTGACCCTTGACCACATCCCGGTTTTGGGAACCATTGAGCCGGGAACCATCGTGATCAACGGATAAGGGGGCCGGGAGCATGGAACGCAAACTGATTGATTATCTTCCCTATGTCATTCGTGATTATGCGGAGTTTCAGGGGATCATGGGGAGTGAACAGCCTGAAATTGAAAAGGCGTGGAATACCACGGATGATCTTCTTGATAATCAGTTCATTCCCACCGCTGGAAACATGGGCCTTTCCCGGTGGGAAAAGATTTTGGGGATCACCCCCAAAGGTACGGACAGCCTTGAAGATCGCCGGTTCCGTATTCTGACCCGGATCAATGAAGAACTTCCGTACACCTTGCCCCAGCTTCGGAACATCCTTGAAACGCTGTGCGGAAAGGGTAACTATTCCGCTGATGTGGAAGAAGGCACCTATCAGCTTCTTGTGAAGATTGGGCTGGCCGCAAAGAACAACTTCAATGATGTTGAATCTTTGCTGAACAGAGTGGTTCCCCAAAACATGGTTGTGACCTTGCTTCAGCTTTATAACACCCATTTGGAACTTGGCCGGTTCACCCATGCCCAACTTGCCGCCTATACCCATAATCAGTTGAGAAACGAGGTTTTGAAGAATGGCGAATAAAACAACCAACTACAAGCTGACTAAACCCCTTGAATCTGAATTTTATGATGTAGGGGTTCAGAATGAAAACATGGATAAGATTGATGCCCAAATGAAGGCCAATGAGGATGCCATTGAAGCCCTTCAGGAAGGCCAATCCGGGAAGGCTGATCTGGTGGATGGCAAGGTTCCCGCCGAACAGCTTCCCGACATGAACTATGATCCCAAAGGCACGGCCCAAGACAAGGTAAGCGAACACAACCTTGATCAGACCGCCCACCCGTATCTGTTGAACCAGATCGGAACCTGTGTTGATGCCGCACAGAACGCACAGGATGCCGCAAATGCGGCCTTGGAAGCTGTGTCCGGTATCGTCTATACCATCAATGTTCTTCCTTCGCAGAACGGCACCCTGACCTATAACGGACAGGCCCAAAGCCCTTCTTGGAACGCCTATAACCCCGATGCGCTGACCTTGGGCGGCGTGACTACCGGCACCAATGCGGGAACCTACACGGCCACTTTCACCCCCAAGGGGCAGTATAAGTGGGCAGACGGTACGCAGACCGCCAAGGAAGTGACTTGGACGATCAGCGCCGCAACCATGACGGTTCCCACACAGAGTAACAGCCTGACCTATACCGGTTCGGCACAAAGCCCCACTTGGAACAACTATGACAGCGGGAAAATGACGCTTGGCGGAACCACCAGCGGCACGAACGCCGGTTCCTACAACGCCACCTTCACGCCGAAAACAAACTACAAGTGGGCTGATGGAAGCACCGGGGCCAAAACTGTTGCTTGGAGCATTGCCAAGGCCGCTGGTAGCCTGACATTGGATAAATCTTCTATTAGCCTGACCGCCGCAAAGACTACGGACACCATCACCGTAACAAGGGCCGGTAACGGCACGATTACGGCCACTTCCAGCGCCCCCACGGTGGCTTCTGTGAGCGTTTCCGGTGGGGTGGTAACTGTTACCGCCAAGGCCAAAGGAAGCGCCACAATCACCGTCAGCGTGGCCGCTGGCACCAACCACACGGCCCCTTCCAATAAGACCTGTTCCGTGTCCGTTACCTTGCCCGCCAATGTTCTGAATGATAACAGTTGGGCAACTATCCGGGAAGTCAGTTCCGCAGGATTGGGGGCCAACTATTGGGCCGTTGGTGATACAAAGTCCATTGTCCTGAACGGCGCTGTGGTTGGCTATACCTTCAGCAACTTGACCGTGAACGCCTTCATTTTGGGCTTCAATCACAATTCCGCCAAGGAAGGTGCGAACAAGATTCACTTCCAGATTGGAAAGATTGGTTCCACGGCGGTTGCCCTGTGTGACAGCAATTATAACAATTCGGGCAGTTCGGCGGGCTTCAGGATGAACACCAGCAACACCAACAGCGGCGGTTGGAACGGTTCTTATATGCGGAAAACCGTGTTGGGCAACAGCAACACCCCCACAAGCCCCTTGGCGAATAGCCTGATGGCGGCGCTTCCGTCTGATTTGAGGGCGGTTATGCAACCCGTGACCAAGTACACCGACAACACCGGCAATTCCAGCAACAGTTCCGGTAATGTCACGGCTACTACCGATTACCTGTTCTTGCTGGCTGAATTTGAAGTGTTTGGAACCCGTTCTGGTGCAAACCAGTATGAACAAAATTCGCAGGCACAATATGATTACTACAAGGCCGGTAATAGTAGAGTAGCCTATAATCATTCCGCCGTGTCCACGGCGGTGTGGTGGTGGCTTCGTTCCCCTTATTACGACGGCTACAATTCCTTCCGTCGTGTCTATACGGATGGCTCCGACAATTACTATCACGCCAGTTACTCTGCTGGTGTGCGGCCCGGCTTTGCCGCCTAATCCCCCGCAGGATGATCCCGCCCCCCATCCCGCCGCCGAAAGGCGGCGGTTCCGGGAGGGAACCCCAAACAAAAATAATAATGGCGGCGTAAGCCGCCCGACGATTTTTGAAAAATGGGGGTTTTCCGGTAAAGTGCTATCATTTGACTGTCTTTTGAGTGCATACACCGGGCAAAATCAGCCATACAATATTCATAAGCCTGTTTGAAGGGGGTATTGTATGGCAACAAACAAGCGTGTTTTCACCTTGCGCCTGTCTGATGAAGTCTTTGACAAAATCGGGGCGCTTGCAACCCGTGAACACCGATCTATTACCAATTACATTGAATTTGTCCTTCTGAAACATTTGGAAGATGTAGAGAAAGCGGAAGGAACAATCAATGTCGATAATCCACCCAAAGGGGTATAACTGAAAATGTCTGTTCTGAAGCAAAAGAGAACCACAAGCAAGGCCGAGTTCATCAACACGGCCAATCAGATTTATGTTGAAACCCTGAACTTCCTGACCCGTCTTTCGGCCCGGTATTCCCGGTTGATTGCGGAGCCGGTGGCAAAGCTGGCCGGTGAAATCATCGACCATGCAGAGAAGGCCAACAGTATCTTTCCTTCGGACAACCAGCGTATTGAAATGCGGAAGGCCCATCTTCTTGAAGCACGGGCTTCCCTGATGGCGCTGGATGTTCGCTTGACCCATGTTTACCTAATTCTGAACCAGAACCCGGAAGGGGCCTTTACCACTTCCAAGGGGAATCCGGTGAAGTCACAGGATGCAATGGAAAAGCTGGATAAGATGGCCCAAAACTTGGGTGAACTGATCGACAAAGAAAACGAACTTCTGAAAGGGGCAATCAAAAATGTAACAGCAAAGCAGAAATGATTTTTCATTAGGTGTGCAACTGATAATGAGCCTGTTGGCGGTGTGGTGGTGGCTTCGTTCCCCTAATTACAACAACAACAATAACTTCCGTAATGTCAATACGGATGGCAACAACAATAACAATAACGCCAGTTACTCTGCTGGTGTGCGGCCCGGATTTTGCAAATATACACGGTCAAATGTAGTAACAGAAGGCGAACGGCTTTTCAGGTGAAAGACGACCGATGTAAAAGGAGTTGTACTTCCTTGGGTTTCAATCCCTAAAACTGCCCTTTGATGCCCTTACACGGACGCTTCTTGCATGGTGGGTGATCGTGCCTTAACCCATTTCATGTGTAAGGACAAAGCAATTTAGATGGCACCCTACAACGAATTTGTACGAGGGGCGAATACTTTTATTATGACAAGCCAAGAACGGCATGAAGCGAGGTTCCAGCGCCGCAGAACAAAGCGGCAGGAACGGAAACAGGCCCGGTGTGATAGCCTTGGGCCGATGAATAAAGTTTTTTCCTATCGGAAGATGTTCTTCTACGGGAAAAAATGCTGTAACGGGGTACGGTGGAAACAGAGTGTTCAGAACTTTGAAGGCCACCTTTTTTCCGGTACGGCAACACGGCGGCGAACGGTGTTGGAACAGCGTTGGAAACCCAAAGCCTGTTCCCATTTCACCCTTCGGGAACGGGGTAAAATCCGCCCGATAGATGCCCCGCACATTACGGATCGACAAATCCACAAAACCCTTTGTAATGAAGTCCTGATCCCGCTGTATTCGCCTTCAATGATCTATGACAACGGGGCAAGTCAGAGGGGAAAGGGCCTTCATTGGCAGTTCAAGCGGATCAAACAACAGCTTGGGTGGCATTACCGGCGCTATGGCCGGGAAGGTGCTGCGTTGCTGTTGGATTTGAAAGGGTTCTTCCCAAATGCTTCCCATGCCCTGTTATATCAGCGGCACCGGGAGTTGATTTTGAACCCTGAACTTCAAAACTTGGCTGATACCATCATCCGGTTTTCCCCATGTCCGACACCGGGCCGGGGCTTGCCTTTGGGTGTGGAGCCTTCCCAACAGGAAATGGTGGCCTTGCCCAGCAAGATTGACCAATGGATCAAGTGTCAGGCCCATGTTCATTGCGCCGGTCATTACATGGATGATTACT